GAAGGCGCACGAGGATGGCGGTAAGATTAGCCTAGGTGAGTTACGAGGTAGTGCAGCTATCGCACAGCTCAGTGACATGGTGATTGGATTAGAGCGTGACCAGCAACATGCTGATGCTACTATCCGTAACACTACTACTGTACGCGTGCTAAAGAATAGGTTCGCAGGATTAACGGGGCCAGCTTGCTATCTTTATTATGATAACGAATCAGGTAGGATGTTAGAAACTAGCTGTCCTGTTTCGGATGATAAAGCGGAGTTTTAAATGCGTAAGTTTGTTTTTGACATAGAGACAAATGGTTTAGACCCTACGAAGATATGGTGTGTTGTGTTGTATGACATTGCTAGGGGAAACACCCATGTATGTAAGGATAGACACTCTCTTATCTGTCGCCTCAACGGGACGGGAGACATAGACGCTCCTATGAAGCCACGGGAGTTGATAGGTCATAACATCTTAGCTTATGATGTACCTGTGTTGGAGAAGCTGTGGGGAATATCCTTTGCAGGTCATAAACTAACTGACACACTTGTTATGTCCAGACTATCCAACCCATCAAGGGACGGTGGACATTCTTTAGAGAACTGGGGCGCAAAGTTAGGCTGTCCCAAAGGAGAACATAATGATTGGACTGTATATACAGAAAGTATGGTGGAGTATTGTAAGCAGGACGTTAGAGTTAATGAACGTGTGTACACGGCACTGCTCAACGAACTTACTGGTTTTGGAAGCGAATGCCTTGTACTTGAGCATCAAACACAAGAGATTATTGCAAGACAAATTAAACGCGGCTGGCTCTTAGATCAAGAGAAATCTTTTATCTTACTCGCAGAGCTTAAAGAAAAGAAGTTTGAATTAGAGGATAAGGTTCACGAAGTCTTTAAACCTTTACCTACTTTTTTAAAAGAAGTATCACCTAAGATTAAGAAGGACGGCACTATGTCAGTAGTGGGGCTGAAGTTCTTAGGAGACAATTGGGAAACAGTTGGTGGCGAGTTTAGTCGCATTGACTTTCCGGTGTTTAACTTAGGTTCAAGACAACAGATAGGTAAACATCTACAATATTATGGATGGAAACCGGAGAGCTTTACTGAGAAAGGACAGCCCATTGTAGACGAGGCAGTGCTACGCAAGGTAGAGAACATACCGGAAGCAGCTTTGATTGGCGAGTACCTAATGATACAGAAGCGTATCGCACAGGTGCAGAGCTGGTTAGACGCAGTTAAGGATGACGGTAGAGTACATGGCTACGTAAACGCTAATGGCGCTGTGACAGGACGCATGACACACTCAAGCCCAAACATGGGACAAGTACCGGCAGTCTACTCGCCTTATGGCCGTGAATGTAGAGATGTCTGGACTGTACCAAAGGGTTACAAGCTAGTAGGTATGGACGCAAGTGGGTTAGAGCTACGCATGTTAGCTCATTACATGAACGATGAGGGTTACACTAATGAAATACTCAACGGAGATATTCACACGGCAAACCAGTTGGCTGCGGGCCTTGAAACTAGAGATCAAGCAAAGACTTTTATATACGCTTTCCTTTATGGAGCAGGGGACGCGAAGGTCGGAAGTATCACTGGGGGAACTGCAAAAGATGGCAAACGACTTAAGGAAAAGTTCCTTGCAAATACGCCAGCTCTTGGAAGACTACGAGAACGAGTTGGAGTGGCATCTGGAAGAGGCTATATTCTTGGCTTGGATAGAAGAAGGGTCGCTATACGATCAAGCCATGCGGCGTTAAACAGTTTACTCCAGTCAGCAGGGGCAATTATTATGAAGAAAGCCTTGTGTTTACTTGACGAATATGCTACAATATACGGTATAAAATATCACATTATAGGAAACATACATGATGAAATACAAACCGAAGTCAGAGAAGATCAAGCAGAACAATTTGGAAGACTTGCTACAAGCTGTGTCGAAGCAGCAGGACTTTTTTACAAACTCAACTGCCCTCTCGCAGGAGACTACAAAGTCGGAGACACTTGGGCAGACACGCATTAATCCATTGACAGGAAAGCCTATGTACTACAAGGATAACCCTATCACTAAGAAAGCAGAGAACGGAAAACAGATGCACGTAAATGGCAAGTACGTCTCTAAGAAACACCCTTTGTATAAGGCAGGCAACTACAAAGGTTTTGAGGATGCAGCCTTTAGTTCCTTAGAAAACTTTAAAGACAGCCCACAAGGTCAGGTGTACATCATTACCAATCCTGCTTGGGAAGGTTGGGTCAAAGTTGGTATGGCTGTAGACGCAGTGGACAGGACAGGTAACTATCAAACATCTTCACCCTACAGAGATTATGAGTTAGGTTATGTAGTAGATACACAAGATCGTAGAGCTACAGAAGCAGAGACACACGCAAGATTAGGAGATCTGTTTGAACAAAGGAATGAGTGGTTCAAGTGTACTGTAGAGATGGCTAAACGTATCATAGACGGTGTGTTGGAGGAAGAATATGAAGAAGCGTGTTGAAGACTTAGTCTCTGACATCTACGCTATGATGGAAAGCAAGGACGCTGACCCATCTGTAAACGTAGAGGAAGAGATCAACAGGTTCGGAGAAGGTTTAAAAGACCTGATGCGAAAGGAGTTTGGAGCGGAGAAGCGAGAGGATAATAGACTGCTACGTCTGTCTAACATTGGCCGCACTGACCGCTACCTTTGGAATCATTACAATGGCACAGACAAAGAGGAGATAGAGCCACAGACGTATGTTAAGTTTATGTATGGTCATGTTATTGAAGAGATGTTGTTGTTCTTGACACGCATGGCAGGACATACAGTAACAGACGAGCAGAAGGTGTGTAAGGTCAACGGTATTGTAGGCCACATGGATTGCTCTATTGATGGTGTAGTGACTGATGTAAAGTCAGCCAGTAGCTTTGGCTTTAAGAAGTTTAAAAATGGTAGCTTGGTGCATGATGATCCGTTCGGTTACATTGATCAGATTAAAGCCTATGCTCACGCGTGTGGAAAGACAGAAGCTGGTTGGCTCGCAATGGATAAAGCAAACGGCCATCTTACTTTCCTTAAGTATGACCTTGTGAACAACGTAACACCTAAACTACAAGAGCCTATTACTGATAGGGTAGATCAGATTAAAGCACTTGTGTTAGGGCCAGAGCCAACAGAGTATTGCTATGAGCCAGTACCAGACGGTAAGTCAGGTAACATGAAGTTAGCAATTGGTTGTTCTTATTGTCAGTTTAAAGAGCATTGTTATCCTGGTTTGCGTACTTTCCTATACTCATACGGGCCTAAGTATCTTTGCAAGGTAGCGAAGGAACCAAACGTACAGGAGTTTATTGATGAAACAGGCTTTTAGATCAGGACTAGAGAAGAACTTATCAGAGAAGCTAGACGGCCAGTATTTGTTTGAACCCTACGGACTGCCCTATACTACACACAGGAAGTACCTACCGGACTTCGTACACGAAGACAAGGCAGTGCTGATAGAGTGTAAGGGTTTCTTTAGAGTAGGCGACACGCAGAAGTACAAAGCAATTAGAGACTCAATGCCTGAGTGGGAAGTAATCTTTGTGCTGTCAAGCCCTCTCAAGAAAGTACGTAAAGGTGCTAAGATGACAATGGGACAGTGGTGTGACAAGGAGGGGTTCAAGCACTATACTATAGACACGGCCAAGGAAATGACCAAATATATTAAAGGGAAGAAAGTCTAATGGCTTATACATTTGAAGAGTACAGAGAAGCTTTTCTTAATGATAGTGACGAAATGCTTATCTTAGAAACACTAAACATAACAAGCGAAGATTTACTAAACGCCTTTGAAGATAGGCTTATCAGATACAGAGAAGAGGAATTAAAAGATGAGCATTAATAACGCAACCGCATCAGACTGGGATAGACTACGTAAACAAGCACCGGCCATTGAGCCTACAATAAAAGAGCCTTTGATGCAGGTTTATCTTGACATGGCAGACGCAGAGCTTAATCCTTTTGACGATGAAGAAGATGTAGTCGCCAAGCCTTACCACTACAACACAGGAAACATTGAGTGTATTGAGGCGATAGAGGAATCTATGTCTGAGTTTGCATTCAAAGGCTACCTCAAGGGCAACTGCATGAAGTACCTCTGGCGCTATGACTACAAAGGTAAGCCAGTAGAGGATTTACAGAAGGCTCAGTGGTACTTAGCCCGACTGTTAAAGGAAGTAGAGTTTGACAATGAGGAGGATGACTGATGTCTACAGGACAAACACACGGGGGCAAGGGTTCAACGACCCGCCCCACAGACAAGAAGAAGTACGAAGATAACTATGATGCTATCTTTGGTAAGAAGAATAAAGACAAACCTAAATCAAAGGATAAGAAATAATGGAACAGTACCAACAGTTTATACACAAGAGCCGCTACGCACGATGGATGCCAGAGGAAGGCCGTAGAGAGACGTGGGCAGAGACAGTACAGCGTTACGTAGACTTCTGGTCTAACCGTGGGCAGATAGACAAGAAGACAGCAGAGAAGCTCTACAACTCCATACATGACCTAGAAGTAATGCCATCAATGCGCTGCTTAATGACAGCAGGTGTAGCACTTGACAAGGATAACGTAGCTGGCTTTAACTGTTCTTACCTTGCAATTGATTCACCCCGTAGCTTTGATGAGCTGATGTACGTCCTTATGTGTGGTACAGGTGTAGGGTTCAGCGTAGAGCGTAACTTCATTACTAAGCTACCAGTAGTCGCTGAGTCATTCCACCCGACTGACACTACCATTGTAGTAGGCGACAGTAAGATAGGCTGGGCTAGTGCCTTCCGTGAGCTGATTGCTATGCTGTACGCAGGCAAGATTCCTAAGTGGGATATGTCAGGTGTACGAGGTGCAGGTGAGCGACTAGAGACCTTCGGTGGTCGAGCGTCAGGCCCACAGCCTCTTGATGATTTGTTTCACTTCTGCGTAGGTATATTCCAGAAGGCTGAAGGACGTAAGCTGACCAGCATTGAGTGTCACGATGTAGTCTGTAAGGTTGCTGATATTGTAGTTGTAGGTGGCGTTAGACGTTCAGCTTTGATTAGCTTGTCCAACCTATCTGATGGCCGTATGGCTAAAGCTAAGTCAGGTGCTTGGTGGGAGAAGGAAGGCCACCGTAGACTTGCCAACAACAGTGTAGCGTACACAGAGAAGCCAGACTTTGAAGCATTCCTCAATGAGATGCAGACCTTGTATGAATCCAAAGCAGGTGAGCGTGGTCTCTTTAGTCGTGTAGCAGCTCAGAACATTGCAGCACGTAACGGACGTAGAGACCCTAACCATGACTTTGGTACTAACCCTTGCTCTGAGATTATCCTACGTAGCAACCAGTTCTGTAACTTGTCAGAGATTGTTGTACGGGCAGATGACACTGAAGAGACACTAAAGGCTAAGGCAGAAGTAGCTGCTATCATTGGTACACTACAGGCTACCTTGACAGACTTCCGTTACCTACGGAGCATCTGGAAGAAGAACACAGAAGAGGAAGCATTACTGGGTGTCAGCATGACGGGCATTATGGACAATGAGTTGTTGAGCAGAGCAGACTCTCCACACTGTCAAGTAGTCTTGGAGAGTATTAGAGATGTTGCTATTAAAACTAACAAGAAGTGGGCTGCGAAGCTTGGCATCAACCAGTCTACTGCTGTTACTGCTGTTAAGCCAAGTGGTACTGTGTCTCAGCTTGTTGACAGTGCTAGTGGGATTCACCCTCGCTTCTCTGAGTATTACATTCGGCGTGTACGTTCAGACAAGAAAGACCCGCTTGCAAGCTTTATGTCAGCAGCAGGGTTCCCCGTAGAGCAGGACGTTATGTCAGAGTCATCGTTAGTGTTTGGTTTCCCTGTCAAAGCACCGAAGGGCAGTACGACAGTGAAGATGGTAGGAGCTATGGAACAGCTAGCACTTTGGAAGACTTACCAGAACCATTGGTGTGAGCATA